AACAATTACATCGCTGCTAGGAATCGACTTGCTGCCGAAAAGGATAGAGTCGATTCACTTGAACAAAAAGTTGATGATATTAAAGGTGATTTAGACGACATCAAATCTTTACTTAAGGCGTTAGCACAAAATGGCGAATAATACAATCACATTCGACCCTGCAGTAGGAACACCATATGGTGTAAATCTTACGATGTATACTGGTGCTGATTTTTCACAAACGTTTAAGATACTGAATAATGATAGGTCAGCATATAATCTGACCAGTCATACATTATATTCAAGAATGATGAAATCTACAGGTCAAGCGGCATCGCTCGATGTAATAGCAAATTTTACGGAAACCATTACGGGTGCTACTGATGGTGAATTTACAATTAGTCTGACAGATACACTTAATAGACAAATCAAAAGCGGAAGATATGAATATGACATTCTGATGGGTGTCGGTTCTAGTCTGTATAGTCTGGCACGAGGAAATATCCAGGTTTATACAGGTATCTCTACTAACGCATAATAAATAGTAAAAAAGTAATGTCTCATAATGGCGCAACCATCAACCAGACAAGAACTTATTGATTACTGCCTGAGACAACTAGGTGCTCCAGTTGTTGAAATTAATGTCGCTGATGAACAGTTACAAGACTTGGTAGATGATGCTGTTCAATTCTTCCAAGAAAGACATTTTGATGGTGTTCAGCAAGTATATCTTAAGTATCAAATAACCCAAGCAGATGTTAACAGAGGGAAAGCAAGACCTTCTGGAGCACCTCCAAGTGAAGCGGGTGGCGTTGGAATTACAACCATTACTGCTACTACCGATATTGATGGTGTAAGCACTACATTCACTTATAACGAAAATAGCAATTATCTTCAAGTTCCTCCAGATATTATTGGAATCAATAAAGTATTTCAGTTTGATGATGCTCAATCAGTCAATTCATCGAACATGTTTAACTTTGAATATCAGTTATTTTTGAATGATATTTATTTTTGGGGCACAACTGATATTTTGTCATATTCAATGGCAAAAAGTTACCTTGAAACACTTAACTTTTTGTTGAATACACACAAACAAATCAGATTCAATCAACGTCAGGATAGGTTATATCTAGATGTGGCATGGACTAAATTGAAAAAAGACGACTTTTTGATTATTGATTGTTGGAAAGTATTGAATCCAAATGACTATACAAGGGTTTGGAATGATTCATTCTTAAAACCATATTTGACTGCCCTAATTAAACGTCAATGGGGGCAGAATTTAATTAAGTTCCAGGGTGTAAAACTGCCAGGCGGTATTGAATTTAATGGTAGACAAATCTTTGATGATGGTCAACGTGAACTTGACGAAATCAAGGCAAAGATGATGACTACTTATGAACTTCCTCCACTTGATCTTATTGGGTGATGATAGATGTTAAATCCATTTTTTCAAAACGGCACCACTGGTGAACAAGGTTTAATTCAAAGTCTTGTAAACGAACAAATCAAGATGTATGGTATCGAGGTATATTATATGCCTCGTAAATACATTTCAAAGTTCACTGTAATTAAAGAAGTCATTCAATCAGAATTCGATAATGCTTATCCCATTGAAGCATATGTCGATAATTATGAGGGATATGGCGGACAAGGAACAATCCTTTCAAAGTTTGGTATTCAGGAACAAGATGACCTGACTTTGATTGTTTCTAGAGAAAGATTTGAAGATTATATTACACCGCTGATTAAGAATTTACCAAATATTGAACTGGCAACTAGACCAAAAGAAGGTGACTTGGTTTACTTCCCACTTGGGGATAGATTGTTTGAAATTAAGTATGTAGAACACGAACAACCCTTCTATCAACTTCAAAAGAACTACGTTTACCAGTTAAGATGTGAACTGTTCAGATACGAAGACGAAGTTATCGATACTGGTGTTGATACCATTGATGAGGAAATTGAACAAATTGGACATATCACTACACTTAGACTGCTGGCAGTTGGTGTAGGAACACAGGCAACTGCTACCGCCAACACCTGTGATGATGGTTCTGTTGGTCAAGTTGTCATTTCTAATATGGGTGGTGGATACACCGAACCACCTGTGGTTGCGTTCTCGTCGGCACCAAGCGGGGGAACAACTGCTGTAGGTATCGCTTCCCTTTCGTTTGATTATGTTGGTTGTGATGGAACATCAGGTAGAGTTGTATCCGTCAATCTTGTAAACGCAGGTTGTGGATACACCGTAGCACCATTAATCACTTTTGCTAAGCAAGGCAATGACGGAACTGGTGCTGCTGCCACGGCACTACTACGTCCACAACTTAATTCCGTTTCTTCGCTTAACGCAAAACCAGTTCAGTCTATCTCTATCGCCAACAGCGGTAGTGGATACCTTTCTGCACCTGTTGTAAGTATTTCAACAGCAACACACGTTGGTGCCGCTGCTACAGCAACTATTGACTACCCTATTGGAACTGGATCTAGTGTTATTGCTGCCACTATTAGTGTTGGTGCTTCTTCATACTTGTTCCCTGAAGGCACTACAGGTGGTGTTTATTATAGCGAAGCACCTGAAGTTACATTTAGTCTTCCAACAGGAAGTGGTAACAATGCTACTGCTACAGCGATTATGGATCCCATTTCGCTTGCTGGTGGTACAGTCAAGAAAGTATCTATCGGTAACAGTGGTAGATTCTACACTAGCGCACCTACAGTAACAATTGCTCAGCCGGAATTTAGTTTTGCTTCAGCAACAGTTGGACTGGCAGGTAGTTCAATTGACCCTGGTTCTGTAGCATTTACCACAACTGGTAGAGCATACACGACTGCACCAACAGTTACTATTGGACTTGGAACGGGAACTGACATCATAAACAACGCTGTTGGTTTTGCCACTATTCACCCAGTTCTGGGTATCGTCACAGCAGTTGGATTCAATTCAATCACCGATGCTTGGTGTGTTGGTACAGCAGCGACTGTTGGATTAGGATTTACAGTGACACCAACCATTTCATTTAGTGGCAGTCCGTCACCAATCAGAGCAACTGCGACTGCAACGGTATCTATTGCAGGAACTGTCAATACAATTTCACTTGGAAATAGCGGATTTGGATATGTTTCTACTCCGACTGTTACTATTGCTGCACCTGCTGGTGTTGGGACAGAATTTAGAGCAACAGGAATTGCCACAATTAGATTTGATTCCATTACAACAAATGGAACTATCGGAATTGGTTCTACCGTAATTACAGGTATCAACACTACAGGAATGATTGTCGGTGATAGGGTAAGACAAGCGTCTGGATTTAACTTATCTTCTAATATCGTTCCAACTGATACATTTGTATCTGGTATTGGATTATCTACACTTATTCTAAACAAGGCAACCGTTGGTATTGCTACGACCACAAGAAGTCTTGAAGTAGGTATTCAGAATTGTGGTATTGTAACTGGAATCACTGTTACATATGGTGGTGGAGGATATCTTTCCGCACCTACTGTTACTATACAGAATGATCCATCAGTCAAAAATTATTCAACAGAAGTCGAAGGTGTTGTAAGGGCAACTGGTATTTCAACGATTAGTTCTGCTGGATTTGTAACTGCCATCTATCTGTCAAACGCTGGTGCTAAGTATGTGCTTACACCAAGTGTGGTGATCAATCCACCTGCATATCTGGGAATCACGACTGTAAGCGGTTCTTTCATCTATAATGAAATTGTAACAGGTGGAACATCTGGAACTACAGCAAGAGTCAAAGAATATAATGCTTCCGCAAACACGCTTGAAATTGCCATTGTTGATGGTACATTCCAGGTTGGCGAATCTATTACTGGTGAAGAATCTGGTGCTGTTTCTACGATTACAGAAGTAGGTGTTTATGATGAAGTCACCGCATTTGCTGATAATGATAACATTGAAACTGAAGCAGATGCAATCATTGACTTCTCCGAAAGAAATCCATTTGGAATGCCCTAATTAAAAAATAGTTAAATAGTAGTATATTCATATACGATTTGGGGATCATGTTTGAATATTTTTATAACGAGATCTTAAGATCCACAATCATTGCATTTGGTTCGTTATTTAACGATATTCAAATCAAGCACAAAAACGATGATGATGACGTTTGGAGTGTCATCAAAGTTCCTCTTGCATATGGACCCACACAAAAGTTTTTAGCAAGATTAGAACAAACACCAAATTTGAACACTCCTATTCAAATGACTCTTCCTAGAATGTCATTTGAATTTACAGATCTCGTATATGATCCTGAAAGAAAAGTTACCAAGACTCAGCAGTTTGTGGCAACCACTTCTGATGGTTCACAAACTAAAAGGGCATACATGCCTGTTCCTTACAATATGACATTTGAGTTGTCAGCGATGACAAAGTTAAATGATGATATGCTTCAAATCACTGAGCAGATTTTACCTTATTTCGCTCCAGGATACACAATTCCCATCAAAGTTCTTGGTGCTATCAATGAGATTATGAATGTTCCCGTGGTTCTTGATGGAATCACGATGGAAGATGATTATGAAGGTAATTTTGATACAAGAAGAGCACTAGTCTATACCTTCAGATTCACTGCCAAAGTGAACATGTATGGACCTGTTAGAGATGTTTCTAGTTCTATTATTGATAAGGTCAATATTGGATACATTGGTGGAACAAGAAGCATCGTCAAAGGTGCTGCTCCAACTTATGAAAGAGATGTCACTTACAATGTAGTTCCAAGGGCACTCAAAGATTACGATGGTGTTGTCATAACTAACCTTGCTGCTGATATTACAGATGATTCTGAAATTATCACAGTTGTTGACGGAACTAAGATAACTGACGGAACAGATATCTACATTGGCGAAGAATTGATGTTGGTTAGAAACATTACTGGTAATAAAATCACTGTTACAAGAGGCAAAGACCAAACCACTGCACAGACACACGTCAGTGGCGCACCTGTATATGGCATCACTGCTAATGATGCTAAGTTTATTGATGTGGGCGACAACTTCGGATTCGATGGTGGATTTATCTGATGACTACTATGACAAAAAAATACGACAAGTTAGATGAAACATTTGATGTTGAGGCAACCTCCATTGAAGTAGAGAAGACTAACGACAAAAAGATTGAACAAATCAGAAGTTCATCAGAGGATATTCGTAAAGACTACGAATATACACGGGGTAATCTTTATTCCATCATTGAGAAAGGACAAGAAGCGATTAACGGCATCTTAGAACTTGCCCAAGAAAGTGAGATGCCCAGAGCATATGAAGTTGCTGGTCAATTAATTAAAAACGTGTCAGATGCAACAGATAAACTAATGGACCTTCAGAAGAAATTGAAGGATGTTAATGAAGAAAAAGAAGCAAAAGGACCAACTACTGTCAATAATGCCTTATTTGTTGGATCAACTGCTGATTTACAGAAAATGCTGAAGCAAGCGCAAGAAGATAAATAATACACAGGGAGAGAAATCCCAAAGTATTATTTACTCATAAAATGTCAAAAGACGAGTTGCCATCTATAAATGATATATTGGGAAATAGTAATCTCCCTTCATACAAGGATTTCTTAGAGAAGAAGGAAGAATTACCTTCGGTAGAAGAATATATTACAGAATCAAATCAAAATACTGTTGAAGAAGAGACTCAAACCATAGAAAATGCTGATGGTGAGTCATTTTTAGAAGCAATAGACGTTGTAAAAGCACCAGAATGGGCAGAATTGGTGCGTCTGGTTAATGATGTAAGAAAAGATATTCCTCAAATTCCTGAAATTAAGTCATATGATGACGAACTGAGTAATATTTGTGAACAAATAACTCAAATTCAGACAAATTTTTCACTTCTTGATGCCAAAAGTGATAAAATTACTAATTTAAGTGTTCAAAATGAAGAATTTGAGGGCAAATTAACTGAAATTGAATCAAAAATTCCTGAAATTCCCGAAATCAGGTATTATGATGAGG